TACTTAAAAACAAACTTCCTAAAACAGCAATTAGCACATCAAGATAAATGATGTAGTGTATTAGTTTAAAGTCTTTATTTTTTATATTTAAAATAATTGAAAGGATTAATAAGAAGATTATTATAGAGTGTATTGCTAAAGCATAATAAAGTTTTTCATTTGATAGTGTAATTGAATCGACAAATAAGTAAACAGTATAAAAAAAAGCTGTTATACATGATAGGTATAACATTTGTGTTCGTCTAAAAGCTTTAATAGAATTTAGAAAAACTCTTTCTTTGTTTTTATCTAAATACTTTAAGGTAAAAAAGTTTTTGTCTTTAAAATAAGGTTTTACTCTATACAAATTTAATCTCCAAAAACTAGTTTTACTATAATAACAAATTATTAAGAAGATAAGTGTTTTCTACACTTTAATAGATTAATTTATCTTACTAAGTGTATCAGTAAAAGGCATTTTTTTATTCTCTTTTCTTTTCTCTGAAACAAAAAGATATCCCATAACCAAAATAATTGATATTAATAAATACTCCATTTTACACCTTATTAAAATATAGGTGTATTTATAGCTATTCATTTCTTAATATTAGATTAACAAATGTCAATTATCACTATAGATAAGATATTTTTTGATACAATTCAATTGTAATTAACTATTAATTACTACTTATAAATATCTCAAGGAGCCACTATGGCTATAGAAATAAATCAAAACGTTAAAATATATTTTGAAGTTAAAATTGATGGAGAGGTTGTAGATGGTACAACTTCAAATAAACCTTTTGAGTTCACTTTTGGTGTGGGACAAGTTGTACCTGGACTTTAATCTAGAATCAAAGATATGGAAGTGGGACAAAGTGCAAACTTTATAGTACCAGCAGCAGAAGCTTATGGTGAACATAATCCAGAAGCACTTCAAGTTTTACCTATTGAAGAAGTTGCAGGAATTGCTGATTTGAAAGTTGGTATGCAACTACAAGGTGAAGATGAAGAAGGCCAGCCTATACAAGTAATTGTTTCAGAAATTACAGAAACTGAAGTAACTTTAGATTATAACCATCCACTAGCTGGAAAAGATATAGAATATACAGTAAAAATCGAATCACTATTATAAAAAACACTTTTGAAGTTTGTAATTTTCTTGCAAACTTCTCTTTTTAAATCACAACTATAATATCAGCTTAACTTTATCATTATAAAAAATAATTAAAACAACTACCTTAATAAGCAGAATTTATAAAAGACATAAGAGCAAAATATATAAGTAAATTTTATACTAAAATCATAAGTTTTTAATATAAATAAATAAAGTTTATATGTATAATAGACCTATATTTAATCGGAGGTAACTCTAACGCAAGTAAGTTGACGTATGGAACGCTTCGTTCATTGTGGATCTCCTACTTTCTATCAAGTTGGTAGTGATCCATAACGAAAGTACGCCGACTAATGCAAATCGTTCATCCGGTCTTAGACTGGACGCAAGTAAGCACCGAATAGGTGCCCAAGGAACGGGGCTAAAAATCCCATTGCTTTAGTTAAATGTCAAAACTTCAAGAACTTATCGCTGTCCACATGGAGAACCGTCGTAGTGGTGGTTACTCTCGTTCAACCTCATGGAGGGGTGTTGAATACGATCCCGAGGCTCTCAAGTCTCGTCCTACCGTATCCAAGACCGTAAGTGAGACCTATCGTGGAATTCAGCACACCGAAACCGTTAACGTGGAGGTGGCAAAATGAATGTACTTGCAATTGAAAAAAGAAAAATCCAAAAGAAAAATCTTTTGGAACAGGCCCAATTAATTTTGGCAAGAAGACAACTTGTTTCTCAAATGAACAAGTGATATAATAAAGGGAGGTAACACTCCCTTTTTTTAATGGATAAAGATAGTCTTAAAATGATCACTAGAAATTTAAGACTTCTAGTTGATGCTCTAGAGTCCGAAGTCTACTCGGATGTTAAATCATATACGGAGAGATTGGAAGAAACTCTTCCACCTTTGGCTGATTATGATGAAATTTTTGAAGACGACGAGTAAAAAACTTGTCAATAAATAATTAATTAGTAGGATTAAATCATGTATACACTCAATAAATATGAGAAAGCTCTCAGAACTTTTGGTATTCAAGTTGAGATTATCTGTGCGATGGAACTCTCTGGTAAGATTTCTCCAGAGGAAGCCTATCAGAGAATTAAATCAGAACTCAAAGAAGTCAAGTCAATCCGAAAATCCGACAAAAAGAACTTGTAATAAATGCCAATTCGAGTTCGAACTAAATCAATCTAACTTTCAAGTAGTTGAATACTTCGAAAGTGGATATTCTTTTTACTGTAATAACTGTGATTTGATAGGAAAGAAACCACAATGGAACTACAAGAAATGAAACCTGGAGCAAAATTAGTATCGGTTACGCCTGATGCTGAAAAACATATTGCATATTGTGCAAGGGTAAGCAATCCATCCAATCAAGATAATGAAAACTTTTCTGGTCTGTTGAAGTACTGCATCAAACACCAACACTGGAGTATTTTTGAACAGGCTTTTATGACTTTGGAGATCACCACAAATCGTGGTATCGCTGCTCAAATTCTGCGACATCGTTCATTTACATTTCAAGAATTTTCACAAAGGTATGCTCCTACTTCATTTTTAGGTGAGATTGAACTTCCGGAACTCCGCCGACAGGACAATAAGAATCGACAGAACAGTATTGACGATCTTGATCCTGAGATCGTTGATCGGTTGAATCGACAAATGATTACACTGTTTAGTTCTGCTAGTAACCTTTATAAACAGATGTTAGATGCAGGCGTCGCTAAGGAGTGTGCTCGATTTGTTCTTCCATTAGCTACACCAACCAAACTCTATATGACTGGTTCAGTTCGTAGTTGGCTGCATTATATCGATTTGAGATCTTCTAATGGTACTCAAAAAGAACACATGGATATCGCTAACAGCTGCAAAGATATCTTTGTAGAACAGTTTCCATCTATTGCAGAAGCAATGGAATGGATCTAAATACAAACACTTAGGAGGAAATCATGGCACAATATGATGTAGTACATAAAGAAACTGGTGAAACCAAGGTTATTGATGTGAGTGTTCATGAAATAACTCAATGGTATGAGGACAATCCCGATTGGAAGAGGGATTGGTCTCAAGGAGCAGCATCATCAGTTGGTATGATTGGTGAAGTATATGATAGACTGAAGAAGACTCATCCCGGATGGAATGATGTCCTTCGTAAAGCGTCAAAAGCTCCAAAGTCCCAAGTAAAACCTGTTTGATTTATGCCTAGAAAGAGTAAGACCGGCAACAATCCAGTACCGTTTGGTACAAGCAATAGAGTTATGAAGAGAAAAAAACCAATTAATCTTGATTACATTAAGAAGATTGAACCTCTTACTGATAATCAAGAAAAGTTTTTTGAGATGTATGGGAAGGGTCAGAACCTTGTAGCCTACGGTGTGGCTGGTACTGGAAAGACATTTATAACCCTCTACAACGCCCTTATGGACGTTTTGGATACGAAGACACCTTACGAGAAGATTTACATCGTCAGGTCCCTTGTACCCACCAGAGAGATTGGTTTCCTCCCTGGTGACCATGAGGATAAATCTGACATCTATCAGATCCCATACAAGAACATGGTGAAATACATGTTCGAGATGCCTGATGACAATTCTTTCGAGATGCTCTATGCAAATTTGAAAGCTCAGGGTACAATAAGTTTCTGGAGTACATCTTTTATTAGAGGTACAACTTTTGATAATGCTATCCTCATCATTGACGACTTCCAGAACCTGAACTTCCATGAACTTGATTCAATCATTACTAGGGTAGGTGAGAACAGCAAGATTCACTTCTGTGGAGACGCAACACAGACTGACCTGGTGAAGACTCATGAGAGGAATGGTATTGTTGATTTCATGAGAATCATCAATCAAATGCCATCCTTCGATACTATTGAGTTCCAACCCGAGGACATCTGTAGAAGTGGTCTTGTCAAGGAATACATCGTCGCTAAACATGAATTGGGTCTATGACTTTTAACCATATTGAAATTGATTATCCGTCTCTCTCACTGGAGACGGTTGATGGAGTTAGATATTATGACAACCCAAAAGGTAAAAAGTTAGTATCCATCACATCTGTTATTAGTCATTACAATCGTGAGATCTTCCGTGAGTGGAGAGCAAAGGTAGGAGAAAAGGAAGCCAACAAAGTTACCAAACAGGCGACTTCAAGAGGCACAGATATGCACAC